TTCGCGCTCGGCGCCCAGCCGGCCCTCGATGCCTGTCGCGTGGCCGTGCGCTACTACCTGGCGAACTACCGGCCATGATTATCTGCGAGTCGCTTGTCTACGGCTACCTGATCACCGCGACGCCGCCGGCCAATGCGGCGGTCGCGGCCGTGCGCGCGGCGATCGCGACGCGCATGTATCCGGTGATTCGGCCGCAGTCGACCATCCTGCCGGCGCTTACCTATCAGCGCGTGGCCGCGACGCGCGTCGATGGCCTGACGGAGCCGGGGCGTCTGGTCGACGTGCGGCTGCAAATCGACGCCTGGGCGGCCGGCTATGGACAGGTCAAGGAGCTCGCGGCGAATGTCCGTCTGGCGCTCAATGGCTACGCGCATGGCCCGCGCGATGGCCTGCGCGCGATGCACTTTCTCGTCGATCAAGACCTGATCGATGAGACGACGAAGACCTATCGAGTCTCGGCGGATTACTCGATCTGGGTGGAGGAGGACTGATGGCAACCAACATCGCCGTTCCAACGCAGGGTACGACGTTCAAATTCGGCACGACGCCGACCGATGTCGCGGATGTCGTCTCCTGGTCGGGGCCGCGCTTCGATCGCAGCGACATCGATGTCACGCATCTGGGCTCGGACGCTAAGGAATACCTGGCGGGCCTGAAGGACCCCGGCGAATTCTCGATGGAAGTGAACATGAACCTGAACGATCCGGGGCAGAAGCTCATCTGGGATGCGCTCGACGATCCGACGCCGCAGCCGGTCGCGGTCACCTTTCCCGATCCCGGCGGCTCGCTCGCGTTCAGTGCCACGGTCAAAGGCTTCGAGACCGCCGGCAATGCCGACGACAAGATTACCGGCTCGATCACCCTGCGCATTTCGGGTGACGTACCCTGGACGGCCCCCACGCCATGAGTCGGAACTTTCTCGGGCGGCGCGATCTGCTCGCCCTGGCGGATCGCGCCGTCGAGGAGCTCGAAATCCCGGAGTGGTCGACCTGGGTCCGCGTGAAGGCCTGGGATGGCGCGACGCGCTGGCGCGTCCTCCAGGCCTGGCCGCAGTCGCGCGAGCGCCGCGAGAATCTGTGGGCGCTCGTCGCGGCGCTGTCGCTGGTCGACGAAGAGGGCGAGCGGCTCTTCACCGATGCGGACCTCGGCGAGCTCGCGAAGAAGAACGCCCGCGCGCTGGACCGCATCTTCACCGTGGCGCTCCGGCTGAACGGACTGGAGCCCGGCGCGCGGGAGTCACTGGGAAACGACTCAAGGCCGATGCAGAACGGCGATTCTACTTCGAGCTTGCCGGCCACCTCGGCGGTCTGACCGTCGAGGAATTGCTGGCACGCATCTCATCGGCCGAGTTGACGGAATGGCAGGTGTGGGCGGAGATGCGCGGCGGCCTGGAGCCCTATCGCGCCGATGTCCGCGCCGCGCAGCTGGCGGCGATCTTCGCGAACACCCACCGGAAGAAGGGCGCCCGGCCCTATACGGTCGATGACTTCATGCCGGCGATGTTCGACCGGCGCAAATCGATTGAACGCCAGGCCATAAGTCGGGAGCCGGCGGCCGGCAAGATCGCGCACGCCGGGACCGAGGCCTTCCGCCAGTACTTGCTCGCGATGGGCGCGAAGGAGGTTCCGAAGGACCGTGGCTGAACCAGTCGGAACACTTCGCGTCGCGGTCGAAGGCGATACGGCGGTCCTGTCTGACGACATGGACCGCGCCTATCGCATCGGCGAGAAGTTCGGCCAATCGATCCGGGGCGCGTTTACTGGCGCCATCGGGGCGGTCCACGAATTCCTGAACGCGCTCGGCCCGCTCGGGGATGTCCTGACCGGCGCGGGCATCGGCCTCTTTCTCCAGCATTCAATGGAGCTCGCCGACCAGCTCGACGACACCGCGAAACGCCTGAACGTCAACGTCGAGGCGCTCCAGGCCTTCCAGGTCGCGGCGCTGGAGTCGGGTATCAAGACGGCCGCGCTCGAGCGTGGACTCAACCGCCTGACCGATCAGGTCGGCAACGCGCTCCAGAACAACAAGGCCGCCATCGAGTCCTTCGCCAAGCTCGGCGTCGCGGTCACGAATGTCAACGGCCAGACCCGCGCGACCGAGGCGATTCTCGCGGATGTCGTCCGTGCGCTGGCCGAAATGGAGGACCAGACCAAGGCGGCCGCCATTGCCAACGATTTGTTCGGGCGCGGCGGCGCGCAGTTGGCGATCGCACTCCGCGAGGCCGCGACGGATACCGATGCCTACATCGCGCGGCTGAAAGAGGCCGGCCTGGTCCTCGATGAGCAAGTCATCAAGAAAGCCGGCGAGGCGGCCGACAAGATGGAGTTGGCCGGCCGCGCCTTCCAGATGGTAGGCGTCTCGATCATGGCCAACCTCTCGCCGGCGCTGCTCACGATCATGAGCTACGTCGACGAGGCCATCAAAGGCCTGATCGAAATGGGGCGCGTCGTCGGGCTCCTCGCGCCGGATGCCGATGAGCTCGCGCGCCGCCTGGGCGAGATCGGCGAGGAGATCAAGCGCCAACAGCAACTCGCCTCGTACGGCAACGTCGGCGCGGCGCAGTACGTCGAGGTACTCAAGAAGCAGCGCGACCAACTGCGCGCGCAATTGCGCACGATTCAGGAGCTTGAGGCGGCCGAGCGGCGGCTCCGCGCCGGCCGCCAGGGCGAGGCGCCACCCGGCCCCGTGCCTCAGTTCGTACCACCCGAGAAGAAAGACAAAGCCAAGCAAATCAAAGACGAGTCGAAGGCGATCGCGGAGGCGGCCGAGCGTGACCGCATCGCGATGGACCGCGCGGAGCAAGCGGGTGTCGAACGCTACCGCGCGATGTACAAGCGCGAAGGCGAGGAGCACTACCGCACGCTCGAGGAGTTCAACAAGCTGGAGCTCGCCGACCGCCAGAAAACCCTCGACGCGAAGACCAAGCTCGACTTTGAGGCGGCGAAGTATGAGTTGCGGCTCCAGGAGGAACACAATGCCGCGGTCAATGCCTATCGCCTGGAGGCGTATCGGCGCGAGGAAGCCGAGTGGGCGAAGCGCCTGGAGCTCTATCACGCCGGCTTCGAGTCGCTCAGTCGCGCCCTGACCGGGACGGTCTCGGGCATCCTGCAAGGCACGCAGACCATCGGCCAGGCCTTCGAGCGCCTCGGACAAAACGTCCTCGTTTCAATCACTGAGACCATGATCGCGAAGGGGCTGAAAGTCCTCGAAGAAGAGATCGAGAAGTTCATCCGGTCGGAAGACTTCCAGAGGTTCATCTCGTTCCTCGGCAGTCTCGGCGGCACGATTGCCGGCGCCTTTGCGCCGAGCGGTCCGACGGTCGAGGCGAATCAGACGATCTACATGGGCTATGACCCCATGCAAATGGCGAGCGGTGGCATCGTGCAATCCCCGACGCTCGCGCTCATCGGCGAAGCGGGACCCGAGGCCGTCGTCCCGCTGTCGCAAGGGCTCGCGGAGGGGCCGCTCGTCCAGGTCAACATCAGCAACCAGCACCCGACCGCCGAGATTCAGCACCAGTCGCGGCGGGGCACGCTCGGCAACGAAATCCACGAGATCGTCATTCGCGAAATGCGACGGATGATCGGGACTGGCGAAATGGAGACGGTCATGGCGCCCTACAACCTGCGGCGCCAGCCGACCGGACGGTAAGCGATGGCCGCCGTATGGCCGACGAGTCTGCCGCAGCGGTTCCAACAGAATCCCGGCGTGACCGAAACCCCGCCCGATCTCGTCATCGAATCGACGATGGATGCGGGTCCGCCGAAAGCCCGGCGCCGATTTACGGCCGGCTTTCGGCTCGTCAGCGGCACGCTCGCGCTGACGCACGCCCAGCGCGCGACGCTCGACGCCTTCTTCCTGGATACGCTCGAAGGCGGCGCGCTGCCCTTCGATTGGATTCATCCGATCACGTCGGCGCCCGCGACGTTTCGCTTCATGCCGCAGCCGAACGGCCTGAAGTATGCGCAGACCCAACCCGATGTCGTCGATCAGGTCACCGCCGAGCTTCAACTGCGGATCATGCCGTGAGTCCTCGCGCCCTCTCGCCGGCGGCGGTCCGCGCGCTCACCGCCCAAGAAACGGGCGAGATCTTCCTGATGTGCGTGACGATTGACCACACGAACCTGCCGACGCCGCTGTGCTTCGTGAACAACACCGAAGACATCGTGCGCCAGGGCACCACGTTTTATGCGTGGCCCTTCGAGGTCGCTTTGCCGGATGAGCGCGACGATGCGCTGCCGATGCCGCAGTTGCGCATCGACAACGTCGACCGCCGCATCATGGAGGGCATTCGCGCGCTGACCACGGCGCCGACCGTCACGCTCGAAGTGGTCCTCGCGAGCGCGCTCGACGCCCCGGAGCCGGAAGCGGGGCCGGCGAGGTTCTCGCTGCGCGGGATCGAGTATGACGCCCTGACGGTTACGGGCACGCTCGCGCCCGAAGATGTCCTCAACGAGCCTTCGATGCAGTACAGCTTCACCC